TCTATGCCCGGCCCACAGGTCGCCGAGCGACAGGAACTCCCTTGTACCGTTGGCACGAGTTCCTGTATGTACCGCATCCCCAAATCGCTTATTACTGTCTCCACCGTACTCCGAAGCCATCCTAATGTGTGGGAAGTTGACATCAAAACCAAGGTTTTTGATATACTTCCATGCATTTCCGGAATCCGGAATCACATACCCCAGTTTCTTGTAATGCTCATTGATTGCGGTAGCAAAATACTTGCAATCGTAACAGGTGTAAATTTCCTGCTGGTACGTGTCTGCCTCTGCATCATAAACACCGTTCAGTATCACGTCAGAACGCACCACATACTGTCCAAGTGCAAACTCGATACCAAGGAACTTGAACGGCTCTTTTCCATTCGTATTGCTGTATGGCGATCCGCAAGTTCCCTTGACCTTATCCGTCGAACCGGTATGCCACGGCATAGTCGAAATACATGTAGTTGTAGACGTGTTAAACGTCACTCCTCCATTATCAACATATAATGCGTAATTTCCAGAATCATCATCCAATGCCTCAATCTTCGTTACTTTGACACGATTTGCGAGGTTGTGCATATAAGACTGACCTCGGTCTTTATTCGTACTGCTTCCCATCTCCCCAATAGATACGCAGCATCCGATTGGAAAGTATTCTGCCTGCTTTTTGGTCAAAATGATTCTTTCAACATTCTCTTCTGCAACTGCCGCCATATGCTGGTCGGCAAATCCTGTACATCCTACCATGACAGCCTGTGAGTTCATATTTGCAAATACGATCATGAACAGTGTTTCCCAGATTTCTGCATCTGAGCAAGTCTCTCCGCAATACTGGTCGCCACGCTTCCGGAATGTTGTAATCTGTCCATTATGTGACACATTGTATGCCGGGGCGAATCCAGGAAGTGAATAATACGAGCTGTTAAAATTGACGGCTTGGTACTTCGGGATCAACACGTATGGTCTTACCGATCCATCTGGTCTAATCGCTGCTGTGTACGGGATGAAAGGAAATCCCGGATACTCAGATTCTCTCCACGAATCCGTAACCGAAATTTTTGTACCTTTCTTTCCAAGTGGTCCCATAATTCCAACCGTATCGATAATTGTCCGAATGTACCCTGTTTTGAGGGCGATACATACATCTCCCTTTGTTCCGTCTGTCCGGAACTCCGGTTCTCCTTTGACTGCCGTAATATGAAGCTCTCCACCTTCATCTGCATAACCGTTACACTCAACCGGTTTAAACAGTGGAATTTCATCATAGGGGTTCTCATTCCTCACTGCGTTTGTGGACGGAACCGGTGTTGCGACATCTGCGTTGTCGTCTTCTTTCGTGCCAGTGCAGACCATTGTTTCATCTGCATCCTCGAAAAACACAGAATACGTTCTTCCATCATAATTACGGAACATCATTGGATAGCAATCATCCCTTACGGATGCCGCCGCCTGTTTCGCCTCTTCCGCCTGCGTCAGTGCTTCCTGCGTTGCTGCTTTGGCGGCTACTGTTGCCTGATTTGCATTTTCAGTCGCTGCATTTGCTGCTGATGTCGCCTGCGCAGCCTGTTCTGTAGCATCCGATGCATTTTTTACTGCCGCATTTGTTTTCTTTGTAGCATCATTTGCATTTGTTGTCGCAGTCTTAGCCGCTTCTGCCGACTGATTTGCTAAAGACGTTGCTTCTGTTGCAGATTTCGTAGCTGCCGATGCATTGTTGGCTGCTGTATTCGCCGCCGTTACAGATTGCCGGATCGCTGAGTCAATCTGTTTTGCAGAATCAACGACATTCTGTAAAGCTGTCTGCTGTGTTTTACTGGTCTCTGTAGCTTTCTCGATTGCAGTCTGCTGTGTCTTACTCTCAGACGTAGCCTTTTCTGTAGCAGTCTGCTGTGTCTTTCCGGCTGCGGTAGCTTTCTCAATTGCATCCTGCTGATCTTTACCATTGGCGATTGCCGTAGTCAGATTCTGCAATGCAGCTTTGACTTCCTCAGACTTCGTGTTGATAGATTCTACCTGCTCCTGCATGGTATCCACCGACTGATTGACTGACTCTTTGATACTGTTGTAGCTTTCATTTTCCTCGTGAATCTTCTGCATGCAGGAGATAAAAGCTCCTCGCACCTCTTCTCCATAGACCGCATTTCTAAGCTGATCTATTTCCTGAGAAATATCTGCCATTTACTCCACCTCCGTTTCCTCGGTAATATGCTCTGCTGGAATTTCTGCCGGTACTACTTCCGGCTGGCCAGTCTCTTCTTCTGATTCTGCATCTTCCGAATTTTCAAAAGCCTGGATTAAATCTGCTTTTTCTTTCTCAAAAGATTCCTGCATTTCTTTCATCTTTGCTTCGTAGTATTCTTCCGTCTTCTGCTTGTGATCGTCCACCGTAGATGCAAGCTCCATGTAAGCTTCATTCCGATATTCGAGCAAAATCCCTTGCAAAATGCTGTCAATCATAAACAGCGGAAGTGGGAAAGCTCGAATCAAGTTTCTCACTCCCAATGTGATTGTCTGCTTAGCATCCGCATAATACTCCTGTGCCGTTGTTTCTGGTTTTGTCACTTCTACCGATTTCTGATTATCCATTGGTAACCTCCTTTGCTTTTTCAAGAAGAGCTAAGACCTCCTCTTCTGTGAAAGTCTTAGCTTTTTTTGCTGTTACTATTTCTGACTGCTCATTTTTCCGGATATTGCTCTGTTGGTTTTCCGGAACCCTATATTCTGCCATGTAATCTCCTTTCTTAACCATACCAGGTTCCTTTTATAAGGATCCCGTTTTTAAACTGCATCAGACAGTTGCTGGACCATTGCCCCGCCGTACCATCACTATTCATGGATATAATTTGGACAAATCTCAGCGTTCCGTTGATTGATCCGTCTGGCCATGAAACATTTCGTAATGTCCAGTTATGCATATCAATATCGCAACCAGCATGTAATCTTCCTGCTGTGTAATCGCTCCATCCTTTGTTTTTCTGCACATATGTCCATTTCATTGTGTATGAGCTTGCTCCGGAATAATCCTGCGCCGCCCAGGTCATATAAGCTCCTGGCCACTCCAAGTCAAAGTTAAGACCTTTCTTTGAGTTGTCACTGTTCAGCGTATTGGTTCCAATTTTTCCGACATAATAACCGTCTCGCCAATAATGGCTTCCATTCTGGTCGAATACCGCACGCTTCTTGGAGTTCTCTACTCCGTAATTGTAAATAGCAATTTCTCCTGGATTGATCTGCACGTATTTTGAGTTTTTATTGAAAGCTATAATCACGTTGTTGTAATACTGCGTGATGTAAGAGCCCATTTCACCCTTGCTCACTTTTGAAGTGATGCTCTCTGCATTTTGCTTGATAGAAGAAGATAACGTTCCTTCTTGTGCCGTTGCTCTCTTCACCTCTGACTCAATAGAATCTTTCAAAATCGTCAACTGCGATTCTGAGTATGCAGACATATATCCCAGGATTTCCACGTCCGTAATATACACCGTGGTATTTGCTACATAATTGTAAAAATACGTGTTGAAATACGATGGCGTTGCATATGAAGTGAACTCAAATTGCGTCCACTCGTCACTCAACTCACCTGCTTTGGTATAAAATGACTTTTCATCTATGCTTAGCCGTATTCTGGCAGTAGCTGAATCTTCAGTATCGCACGCAGCTTTGAATCTAACTGTGATATCTCCTCGCTTCTCCCATGGTTTTTGATACCACGAAATATTATATGTCGAAGCGGTATTTTCTATCTTTGCGCAACTCTTACTGTCAAAAGTCGTCTGTGTTATCTGCGTTGTATCGCTTCTTTTCCAGCCAGTAAACTTATCATCGTTATTTGAGAACTTTCCATTGCTACAATAGTTATGCAGCGAATTTTCATAGAGATCTGACACCGAAGCCGACACTTTGCCAACTTCTACATCTATCCTGGCATTCAGATCATCCAGTAGTTCCTGCATGTCTCTCAGACATCGGATGTTCGTGAGATACACCACTGAACCGGTATATCCGTAAACCGTGATTGCTACAGACTTCGCCGCTTTGGTAATCTTCACTTGCTTACTGTAGGTGTGAAATTCATCCGCACTATATCCACTGAAATATTCTGTAGATTGGTTCTCCGAGAATCCGTACCGTACATAAGACGGGCGGTACTTTGAGCCTTCCGGATATGCAGCCTCAACAGCAATTTTATAATTGCCAGCTTCCAAGCTTCCCAGGCTCTGTGACAATGTTACAGAACCATTTGCAGAGAACGTCAGCTTGATTGCATTCATGTTTAGGAACTCCGCTTGCTCAATCGTGCAGCTACCAGTTATGCCGGATACAGTGAACTTTCTTTTATCAAGTGTTTCTTGCTCACCACCAACTATATAGTTCTTCCGGGCAACCGTTTCCTTTACACTTCGTACAGATAGCGAAATCTTATTCTCCAGGTTGGAAATGGAATTCTCAATCTCCTCTCTGGCTACTCTGACTTTATTATCAGCATGATTCTTCGCCGCTGTCTCGCTCTCTGATATCTTCGTTTCTACCGATGTCCGGTATCCGGCATCCAGTGATTCCGTTTTGACTGAATTTACCAGAAGCATCTCCCCATTGATTTTTCCATCCATGGTCAGTGCCACTCCGTCTATCGGTCCGTCATACCCCTGGCTGTAATGAGCAAAACCGCCAAGTCCCCATCTCCACAGGTTCTTGGCTTTGTTCTTATAATCCACATCATCAGCAACGATGAACTCATTCGGAACGTGCACTGCATATCCACTGGCTACCTGTTTATTTATTAGGTCCTGTGCGCTTCTGAGAGCCTCCTGCAAGATTTCTGTCTTACTCGGCAAGGATTTTATTGTCTCTTCCATTTCAGCCGTACTCTGACGGTTTGACGAGGTGTAGGACTTAGCACTCGTCTCATCACCCAACGTAACGGTGTTGTTCTTGAAGCTGGTAATATACACTTTCTTCTTTGTCAGCGGAAATTCCCGGTCTAAACCGTTCGGTGTGGAAACACACTGGATCATGTTGCCGATCTCAAATCTCTGGAAAGATTCATCCGTCAGATTTAAGTCTATCGCTTTCAGCTCCAGTACCATCTTCTCAAACTGTACCGACTTCAAATATTCCTCGGCCTTTTTCTTTAAGTTCTCTGGAACTGTCACATCGTCCCAGGTTACAGTCTTGTAAATCTTGCCGTATTCTTTCACTGCGTTATCGTCTGTGACATAATCCACGCCACCGTTGACGCTCGCAATGGTTCTTCTCTGTTCAGAGATTGCCTCCAGTGCCGGGTCCTGCTCATCTTCATCTAGCTTCGCTCCCAATGGGATAATACACGTTGCCAGGTCCGAAGCATCCATGTTCTTTGAGAAGTCCAACAGGTTCTTCCCAAACCGGATGCCCTGCGTGTTCCTGGTGTAATAGTCTTCATCTGACAGGTAATCTAGGATTCTCAGACCGTCCTCATGCCGGATAACCAGATGTCCTCCAAGTCTGCTCGTCAGCTTCTCTTTGAACGCCGTTCTTGTGTCCTCGTAATTGGAATACCGGTACAGTGAATCATTAGAATCCTTTACCGTTACCCTGCCGACAACGAACTGCTTTCTCTCTTCTACCTGTGCATTATGAATGTCTATCAAATCCTGCACATACGCTTTGACCGAAATATTATGATAAACCTTCGGTCTCTGGATGCTGTCGCACAAAAAGGCAAGTTCTCCTTCGACGAAGACTTTCTTTGTTCCAGAAAAATCTTCATCATCGTAGAGAACTCGCCCATAAAACTCCGGCTCATCATCCCGGTAAATCACAATATCTGTTGTCAGCTTCGTAACCTTGTCATAGTACGGGTGTGTCGGAAACACCTTGAAGGTTGCCGAACCGTTGATGTTATCCCCGATTTCAAAATACGGATTTCCGCCAACGGTCAGTGCCTTTACCCTGGCATCGTGAATCGTGTACTCCTTGCTGTCCACACAGGCTTTAATCGTATACATCTACAGCATCCCTCCTCTGTGAATCAGCGTGACTTTGCCCGTTCCCTGGAAGTAAAGGTCATTCACTCCCTTGTACAGAACAATGTCATACATGATATTCTCGCCAGTATATATCGTATAGGTTGAATTACGATACCTTACCTTCATTTCCGCATTGGAAACAATTCTGAGCGTTTCGTTATGAACCCAACCGTCCAGGCTGACTTTCTGCCAACCGGAACCAGAGCTGATCGTGATGTCTGAGGTGTTACGGATAACGCCATTGATGAAGCTGAACGTATCCCACTTCCGAGGCTCATCCGAAGAATCCACGCTGATTTTATACGGCTCGCATTTACAGCTTATAACAATCTCCGCCGTTACATCGTTATTCTTCTCTGTCTCTATCTCACACCTGCCGGTATAATAATATCCCTTGTCGGTGTCAAGGATGATTCTCTTCGAGATTCCCTGCAAATCAGAAGCGATCTGACTTAACAGACCGCTCCATCTTTCATAACTACAGTTTCTTGCCCCGAATGTGAATTTCAAGGTCCGCATCTCATATTTTACGCCGCCGTTCTGAGCTTCTGAGAGGTCCAGGTCCCCGTTCATGCCGGGGACGCTCACATACTCTGTCTTTGCTTTCGGTATGCCGATAACAATCTTCTTGAGTCTTAAGCCCCAGTCCCGGAACGAATGCGTCTCATCAAACGTAATGCCTACTCCCGACATGATTAACCTCCTCTCTTCTTGTGTGTATCAATTCTTGCCATGTTTTCATCGACAATCGGTGTTGTTGTATCTCCAACTTCCCTGCCGTCCAAATCTACATGAACGTGTGTCTCTCCGGTAATCTCTACCGTTGTGTCTCCACTCTCGAAGACACCTTGCTTTTCTTTCTCGACTTTGTATGTTGTGCTGACCTTCTTATCAACAGCAATCTTTCCGGTTTCCACATTAACCGCCGTCTGCATCCGCTTTCCAAGACTGGCCATCTCATCATCCATCTGCTTATACAGGTCTGGCATCTCGGCTTCAATACCTACGCCGATACCAGGTGGAATCCACTTACCGATTTCATCAGCAAATACTTTTGACGGAGAATGAATACCCAGTGCGCTCTTCGCACCATCAACAATTCCAGAGAAGAACGATGCCACCTGTCTTCTGAACCAACCGGCGGCATTGCAAATTCCGTTCCATACACCCATTACAATGTTGTAGCCAACACTAGCCATCTGAGAAGGCAGATTTGCAACGCCATTTATAACAGCACTGCACAAATCAGATGCTGCCTGTCTTCCCTTTGCCACCATATCGGATCCCCACTGGATCACTTTCTGGATGGTGTTGCTCAACCACGTCCAGATTTTTCCTGGTAACTGCGAGAAGAAATTAACGATTGTGTCTATCGTATTAGCTCCAACTTCTCTTGCTTTCTGTAGGGTATTAGATCCCCAGGTCACAAATCTATTGAATGCGTCCGTCAGCCAGTTCCAAATTTTGCCAGGTAGCTCAGAGAAGAATGTAACAATACTGTCTATGCAGTTGCTTGCCACCTCTCCGGCTTTCTGGAGCATCTGGCTTCCCCACTCAACAAATTTGTTGTAGGTATTTACCAGCCAATCCCATATTTTTCCTGGCAATTCAGAGAAAAACGTGGTGATATTGTCAATCATCTGAGGAACATTCGTTGCAATCCAGTTGATCACATTTGTTCCCCATTCAATCAGCGTACCGATCACAAATCCAATCGCATACCCGATTTTATAAGGCAATTCGGAGAAAAACTGTACGATTGAATCAATAATCTGTGTTACAACTTCCGATGCCGTTTCCAGCATTGAAGCTCCCCACTCAGCAAAACTCTCTGCCAGTGAGCTAATCGCATCTATGATTTTTCCTGGCAATTCGGAGAACCACTCAATCACAGAGTCAATAAATTCCCCTATGCTATCCAGGACACCAGAGCCCCATTCAGCGATAGCCGAACCAAGTTCGCTTAGCTTATCCGGTATGCTCTGGAAAAATTCTACAATCTGGTCCCAATGTTCCTTGATGAGAACAACCGCCGTTGCTACCGCCGCTACAATTCCAGCTACCGCCGCCGCAACCAGTGCAGGTGCGCCCAGGATAACAGCCCCGACAGCCGCCAGTGCAATACCGACTACCATCAGAACCTCTTTTATGGCACTGAAACCATTTACAAACATATCTACGAAATTGGTAACTGCAAGAATCGCTCCTGCAATGATAGAACCAATTCCGGCTATTGACGAACCGAACTCTGCAAAGAATCCGATTACCTTCTGAACTGCTCCTCCGATAGAGGAGAAAATACCTGCGACCTTCGGGAACTCCAGTTCCAGAACTTCCATCAGTGTTCCGGCTCCGCCCTTCCAGAGTGCGAATCCTTCTACAACTTTTCCAATCACTCCAACCAGTCCGGAAACTCCGCCTTTCAGTGTGCCAAGCACCTTGAACAGAGATTTTACGGAGGACAGAACGGAACTTGCAACGCTCAGAGCTGCTATGGACGCCGCAATCACGCCGATTGCATATCCGACAGCCTCCAGAACATTCGGGTCTGCTCCATCAATCACACCGAACAGGTCAGAAACCGCATCTACAATTCCCTGGATAATCGTACTTGCCGTATCGATGAATCCATTAAGGAACCCTTCTATCAGTGCAGATACGCCCGGAAATTCTTCACTCAGCCCCTCGCAGAATCCGGCTACGAAATCTTTTGCAGCCAGGATGATAAGCGGCAGATTTTCTTGTACCGCCTCGCCAATTTTACTCAGCATTTCACCGAAAGAACGGCCTATCTCCTCGGAATGGTCGCTTAATGCCTGTAAAAATTTCGTAAACAAATAAATACCGGCGGACCACATATCCCCGGCAACATTCAGAATCGCTTTTACAAGCTCAGCAACTACAGTCGCTCCGGCCTCTGCAAATTCTTCCTGGTGGTCCATGATGGCATTTATGAACGTACCTACCAGGTCCTCTGCAACCCCTATCAGTGTAGGTACTGCCTCCATAGCCATCTGTGCCAGCTCAGCGAGTGAATTTCCAAACGCCTCAATCAGACCGTCAAATCCTTTTTCCGCCATGGCTTCATTCATATCCTCTACCATGCCGGTAATGACTTTGACCGTTTCTTTCATTGGTTCCTGTACCTCTTCGTACAGGGCAATACCTACAGATTCCAACGCACTCTTACAGAGTGTGATTGCTCCCTGCAGGTTATCGTTCATGGTGTCCGCCATTTCCTTGGCCGCACCATCCGCATCGTAAATAGAATCCGTCAACTTCTGGTAGTCTTCATCGGACGCATTCACGATAGCCAGCAATCCACTCATAGCCTCCTGTCCGCCGAGTGATGCTGCAAGCTGTGCTTTCTGTGCTTCTGTCAGGCCTGCAAATCCAGAACGCAGGTCATTCATAATCTCTTTCAGAGACTTCATGGAACCGTCACTGTTCGTCAGTGAGATTCCTAACTGGTCCATAGCCGCCTGTACTTCTTTGGTCGGCTTCGCCATTCTCGTGAAAATGCTTCTCAGAGATGTACCAGCCTGGCTTGCCTTGATTCCAGAGTTCGCCATCAGACCGATTGCCGTAGCACAGTCTTCAACGCTGAATCCTAAGGCTCTGGCTACTGGGGCAACGTACTTGAACGTCTCGCCCATCATTCCTACGTTGGTATTGGAATTGGATGCCGCCTTTGCCAGCACATCTGCAAAATGTGTAGCATTGGAAACTTCCTTCGAGTACCCGTTTTTGATGATGGTTGTTGTTCCGTCTGCTGCCAGTCCGAAAGCAGTCATAGCATCGGTGACAATATCGCTCGTTGATGCCAGGTCTTCCCCGGATGCCGCCGCCAGGTTCATAATACCTTCAATACTGTTCAGCATATCTCCGGTTTTCCATCCGGCCATCGCCATGTACTGGAAAGCCTCGGCACTTTCTGTGGCACTGAACTTCGTCTTGGCACCCATTTCCTTTGCCTTATCAGCAAGCTGCTGAATCTCCGTAGCCGAAGCACCGGAAATGGACTGGACCTTGCTCATTCCTGCCTCAAAGTCAGAACCGACCTTGATTGCAGCCGTACCAATACCGGCTACTGCTGTTGCAGCACCGGCCAGAATAGTAGTGGTAGCCTTAATCGCTCCGCTCGCCATTCCAGATAATTTGCTTAGTCCGCTCTGGAAACCGGAACTATCTATGCTGGTGTCAAATTTCAGCGTACCATCATAGCCCATGTTCTCACCTCAATTCTTCGGCTCAATCATCGGCTCATAATGGCACTACTTGATTTGTTTTCCGTCTTTGATTTTTAATTCAAAACGGGCATGACAATTTCTCCCTTTACAGGAGACCATCACGCCCGAACACTCCGCCGTCTCTTCAAAAAACAACGGCATTTTATATTTACACTCCGGGCATTCCACCCGTATCATTTTCTTCTTTACATCTTCAATAGCCAGTCACCTCCTACAGCAGTCCCGTAAGGTCGCCGCCATTCATGAGGGCTTCTGCTATTGCATCTACCTTCTCTTCCTCATCAGCAGGCAACGGTAAAGCATACAGTTCTTTCTTCCTGCGGTAGAAGTCTCTCTGCTCCTTCGTCATGGTCGCATCAATGTCTACGCTTCGATACTCCATAATCTTACTGAACTCCAGGTCAGAAGATAGCGTTCTCAGCAAAGCCTTGAACTTCCACCAGTGCAGGTATTCAATGTCCTGCAAATCTATGTGGTACTGCGTCAGAAACGCTGAATAGATGTAATCATCGTCATGCTCGAAAGAATAAATCCTTTGTACTTCCGTTGCCCCCTCTACCGCACCGGCTCTCTTCTCACGCCATCGTTTACCGCAGGCATAGAACCACAGCAAGCTGTCCACTGCTGCATCCAGGTTCTCCGGAATCTCCGGATATACCAGTTCCAGACCTTGCCTTGCTTTCTCAGCATCCGAAAGCTCTGGGTCCTGCATCATCATTTCAAACAGAATGAAGGTACGGAAGTTTGTTTCTATCTCATACTCCGTACCTTCAATCTCTACCGTTTCCGGAAGAAAGTCTACAAGCATGTTGTGGTTCATGAATTATCACGCCCACTCGCATTACCGATTGGCGTCACTACAGCTCCGTTCTTTCCATGTTTATTTTTCTTCCCTTCCTGGCGTCTCTGTGCCCGGTTCATGTTGTACTTGTTGGTAATCGCATTTACCTGGCCTTTCATCTTTCCTGCCTCAGAAGAAACAATGCCGAAAGCATCCATGCAGATTGCCAGGTTGTTCTTGCCTTTGAACAGCTTGTCTGCCGTTCCTTCTCCAAACACCTCATCAAAGAAATTCTTTACGATTCCGCACATCTCTCGGATGCCGTCTGCATTTGACATCTCTGTATGCTTCTTGGTTTCCTCGGCTCTTTTCACAACCTTATCCATGGATTTCTCATAAACTTCCATGACGTCTGCATCGAACAGATCTAATTCTAATTCCTGACCGCAAATTTTTAACATGCTCATATCACTTTACCTCCAATTTCTAAGCCGCAGCTTCTTCAAACGTTTTTGTCTCTGTATTAAAGAATCCGTCAAGCGGATCGCCTACTGCATTGAGATTTCCACTCATGCTCTGTTTCTTTTCTCCGGATACTCCGCTCACTTCGGCGGATACCAGAAACTTTCTGGCCGCAAATGTATTTGCAACCGGTGTAGAAGCGCTCTGCTTCTGGTCCCATAACTCTACTCTGCAATACTCAAATTCTGCATCGCTGCCGGTTAAATGGTTTCTTCCTACATGGTACAGTGCGTTGACCGCATCCTGGCTCTTGATGAGTCTCGCTTCAAACGGAAATACCGATGTGTAGGACACAACAGAGGAAGAGGAAGACGGCTCGCACACATACTTCTCAGATTCACTCTCTGCTCCGAAGGTTTCATCCAGTGTTGTGAAACCAACGCCCATCAGTACCCAGTTCGCCTTTTCGGATGTTCCGATATTCAGATAATCCGCAAACTGGTGTCTCTGTACTACTTCTCTTGCGCCACTTACATTACCTGTCATTTTTACTTGCCTCCTTAAAATACAATAACCGCAAGGAAATCTGATACCTTGCGTTCTTCATAGCTCCATCAAAGATATATCCAGGAGAAAGAACCTCTATCTCCTCTGCACGCATTCCTCCCGGAAGCTCCGGGAGGTTGCCTGCCATGCTGTTCTCCTCTACCCAGTCTGCAAATTCTTCATAAAACGTGCTGTTTTCGATGTTCTGTACCCGGTCCATGCTGTAAAACTCCCTGGAACCGAACTGGAACTGATACTGCCGTTCCGAACTGCCATCTATATATCTCTGGATTACCGGGTCGAATATCCCGGTCTCTATGGTGTACTCTACTGGGTCTGGCCCAAGGGCATCTACCCGGAATACACCGTCTTTCAAAAGAGGGCATTTCAGAAAATACTCTGTTATACCTTCCAGTACACTATTTACTTTCATGTGACCTCCTAAATCTTATCTGCTCCTCGCAGAATGTCTTCTTTTTCAGCTACCTTCATTCTCTCAAACCAATGTGCTCCTCGGTTCGCATCATACGGTCTGGTGTCTGCTGTTCCGTAATACTGCATGGCAGCATACGGGGCAATGTAATCTACCTCTCCACTGCCTACATCTGTTCCCAGTTTGCCAGATTTCTCCAACATACCAGTCTGGAACGGAACCCTCGGACTGCACCTTCTCAGTACCTCCGAATCTACAAACATCTGCTTTCTGCTGAACTGAGCATTCCTTTTTGCCGCAAATTCCGGGTTCCAGGTCAGCTCCGCTTTCCTGTTCCCGGAATTGATGATTGAACCTTTCGGAGTAGTGATCTTTTTCAGTGCCATCACGCACCCCCTATTCTCCAGTGCTTTGTCCTGTTGGTTCCTCTGATTGTATTGTCGGCATACTCTGTGACAGTCACAAAATCTTCATCGTGCTGTCTCAGCTTTGCCAGCTCCTCAATCGTCTCTTTCAGAATGATGCCCTGGCGGAAACTGAACGTATCGAACAGCCACTGTCCGGCCACCACATACTGTCCTCGCACAATATAAGCTCCCTTCTGGATAGTCCAGTATCTCTCTGCCTCTTCATCTGACAGCTTCTTGTATTTTTCTTCGCTTATATACTGCTTTCCGGCTTCTACTGTCGCTGTGGCCGGGATTCGGATTACGCATTTTGCCTTATCCTTACGGTCTGTGTCCGATACCGTCTCTCCCTTTGTTTCGTACCACGAAACTCCCATGATTCTTGTCGCACAGAACTTTTCCCGGCGGTCTGCTCCGATTCTAAGATTAAAGATTGTCACATCACTGTTTGTCATCATACTCTTTCACCCACCCCCTGTTCAGCAGTCCGGTGTTTGCCAGGTATGACCTCACAGCTCTGTACATCTCGTTATGCAACGCCGTATCATTCATGGCATCCGCATAGCTGATGGAATACCCATCGTTGGATTCTGACTTCACAACAGCTTCTCTCTTTTCGTTCTGCACTGCCACCGTATCAGCTACACAGCAGATTGCATCCTTGATTGAATCTACAATCGAACTCAGTCTTGCAATCCGGCCAAACGTAACCTGGTTCACAAACGCTTCTGAAATATTCGCAGCTCTCTTGAAATCATTCTCCGTTTTTATCTGCGTGCCACCGTAATCATTCTTGTAGTATGCAAAATCCACATACGGTCTTCTTACGTCCTCCTGGACCATCGAAACACCCCTTTCTGATAAATTGGTAGGCTGCAAAGAAAAATCAGCTATTCGCCGGGTTTACGCCCTCCTGCGTAGCTGAATCTTTTTTGCCGGTCTTCTTTTCTTTCGGAGAAGATGTGCCCGTTCTGACTTCCGGCTCCAGGCTTTCAAGCGAATAGCCCATGCTTTTGTAATATGCTGCCTTTCTTTCGGGAATCCGGCAGGAACTCCCGTCTTTCGTTGCTAAATACATAAGCTACCTCCTACTCAGTTTTCTTTGAGCCTTTGGCTGCTGTTTTCTTTTCAGTTTCTGCCGGGTCTGCATCTCCTGTTGCGGACTGTGCCTGGACTGCCGCTTTCAGCTTATCATTCTCCTTCTGAAGCTCGGCAATCTTCTTGTCTGCATTCTCTGCATACAGGGTAGCCTCTTCCAGTTTGGCTTTCAGCTCGTCATTCTCCTTCTTGAGCTTTTCAGCAGTCGCCTTAATGTTCTCCGGCTCGAACAGCACATTGTCATTCTCATCCCTGATAATGTAGCCCATCTTCTTGTACTCATCGAATTTCTCATCCGGGATTCTGAGAACTCTGTTCTTTTTCTCAACTTTATACATATGGTTTCTCCCTTCAAAAATTGGCTCCATGCACACGCACAGAGCCAGTAATCAGTTTCTCTTATACACTCACATGGAAATCGATAGCGTCCATCTTGTGAGGCAGGATAAATACATCCTCGAAAGACTCCTCGAAGTAATCATACTTACCCTGGGAGCCTGCGGATGGCGGGTCGAGCTGAGCAAACTCGTAAGAAATCGGTGTGATTACCGCCGCTGGATGTACCAGAACCATGTTGATCTGCTTCGCTGTGGAATCTACCTTCCAACCCTCGGTAAAGTCATACTTCGTCTTCATCATGTCACTCGGTACGCTCTCCGGAATCTTCACATCATCAATAGAATTGATTGCTCTCTTGATTGCATCAGAACGGCTACCTACATCAACGGTTCTGTAAATCTGCTTCGCATTGTTGATGAGCGTTCTGACATCCGGTGTCACATACAGAATTCTTCCGGCTCTCGGAACTCTCTTATTATCCATGTTCTTCATCATCTCATCAAAGACGGTCAGCACATTCTCCTCTGTCAGCACTTCACTGTGGGCTGTCTTCGCTCCGTCAGTAGTCCAGTCTGCATACAGCTTGGAAATGCAGTAAGCATTCATTTCCGGGAACTTCTGCTCCTCGTTGTAAACCTTCGTGATATTTCCGATTGCCACAACACCCTTGGTCTCGGCAATGTCTCTCGGATGTACCAGCGTCTGCCACTGTCTGTGATTCTCCAGGGTCAGCGGTTTCCACTCGTTGTTGTAGTTACGCTTTCTGGTTCCAATGGTGTCTCTGTCTCCATCGGTACGGCCAGTTGTGGAGATTGTCGGCACCTCGATAACTCTGGAATTTACCCAGCGGAACCTTCCATTGTTCGGTGTCGCAAATAAGTCTCCAAAATACAGGACATACGGAAACATCTGCTCCAGTGTCTGTAAATACTCGGTTGCATAATTTAATTTCGCCATTTCATTCTCCTCCTGTTAGTTTTTGTCTGGCTGTCTGATTAAGTTGAACCCAAACGGATTAAACGGTGCTTCTTTGCCTTTGACTCCTTCGCCTCCGGCTCCACCAGTTCCGCCAACTCCTCTTGCAAAGAACGGCTTTCCTTCCTCATCCTCATGGGAATCGTCTTCCGGATCGTTATCATCTTCGATAACAAAAGCTCCCTTGTAGTCGTCATTCTCCATAAGGGACTTCATAAACTCATCGCCTCCCAGGAACTTTCCATCTTCCAGGGTAAAGTTCTTCTTTTCAAACTCTGCTCTTACACCGTTTTCAGCAGGTTTGCTCGAGAACTTATAACCACCCATGAACATATCCAGTGCATGAGTACGCTCCTGGGCTGCAAGCTGTGCGGTCAGCTTCTGTGTTCCCTGGGTGTACTTCGTCTCCCAGTCCTTTGCAGATTGCTTAATGCCGTCAATATCCATGTCCTTGTAGGACTGAATCGTTGTGTTAGCATCTGACAACTGCTGCTTTACTCCGTCCAGCTCTGTAATCTTGGCATCTAGTTTCTCCTTCGACACATAGCCTCCGGCTTTCACATCTACTACCTGGATTTTCTTGTCGGCATCAATCGCTGCCTCCAGTTCTGCATAGGTCATAGCCTTAGGCTCTTCGCCGTCCTTCGGGGTTCCAAAAAGTTTCTTCAAAAATTCGTAAGCCATTTCACTTACCTTCCTTTCTTCGTTTCGCTGATTTCGTTTAGATTCCGGTTCACTCCGGCACTGCTATCGTGCATTTATATCTCCGCACGCAAGAGAAGGAGACAGTTTATATGCCATATCACAGGGCAAAAAACAACAGCCAGACGTTCCACCAACGGACCGGCTGACTGTTAATTATTTTCGTGGTCTTAAAGGGTGTCTACGAACTTCTGAGAGTTCCCAGGACACGTTTTAAGTGCTTCAATGGTAAATTGTAAGGGTTAATACGTTACGGCCCTATACGGGGCAAATACCATTTAACCCATGGATGGGAGATAGCAGGATCACCTCCTTCCTACTCTTCTGTGAATACAACCCAGTCCTTAGCTGCCATATCTGTCTGAGACGGCGCCCATGGTACAATTCCTTTCGGTGCATTTTCATTGTCACTCACAAGCCCCGTAGTCACGATATAGACATACTGCTGAGTCATTTTGCTGTGTTCATCCGGGAACTGCATTTCAAGGTAAATTCCTTTTCCGTTCCAGCCTTTTCTTGCCACCTTGACACCACGTTCCAGGAATTTGTACGCATCCCCGAATCCAAACGTAGCCTCTCCGCCGAGTTCCGGGCAGTTCTCTTCATCTGCAATCTGCCATTCGTCAGACGCAATATTGTCGAAGGTGTACTCCGGGCGGTCTGTCTGGCGAATATCCAGTTCCTCTCCGTCTTTGGTGTGCATCATGATTGTTTTCTTCTCTGCATCCCAGTACCAGTAGCCGCCCCAGTTTGGCAACTTTACCTTCGCACCCTGTTTCATCAGCATATAAGCATCTGAAAACATCATGGTTGGTCCGAAATCCGCACAAATACAAGCTTGCTCAATGTAAATGTCCTTGCAGTTCGCATGAACCAGGTCTTCATTGTAGGTGCGGTCAATGTACTTCATCTTCTCCTCGACATTCGGATTGACAATGGTTTCCGTCTCTCCGGTCGGCATATGGATATACAGGAAAATCATTTCCGGCTCCTTGCCTTTTCCTTTCAGCTCCTCATACTGCTTCATCAATTCTGTTTTTTTCATGTTTATTTCCTCGCTTTCTTATTCGCCCATACAGCTTTTCCACTGACCGAGCGGTTAAATGATACCAAGTTACCGTTGCCGTCATATACGGCTGATACCTGCGTTCTGGCAGTATCTACACTTCGTCCGGTTTGCTTGCAGAAATCCTTCATCTGCGATTCCTTCTCTTTCAGCTTCACAGATTCTTTCTGGAACTCCTCCCGGAAGTACGCTCTATCGGCTTCTGACTGAACCGTTTGGATATACGAATCATAGGCAGCCAGGATTCTCTTGTACTCTCTGACCGCCCGTTCATATTCACGCTGCTTCTGCATACACTCATACTCCGTAAGAAGGTTCCCTGCAAACGAATACTTAGGTCTGCTATAATCTTCCAGATCATCTTTCGTGTATGCCGGTTTTGAAATTCCCGGCCAGTACGGGTAGAAGCTATGCCTGCAATTCCAACCGCACAAACCGGCTCCCGTTCCATATCCGGTTGCCTCGTAGAAGTTCTCATACCCCGGAGCTGTGCCCTCAATCTTGAACACCTTGCCCTGCCAGACTGAGTGCGAGGGTCTGGCTCCTGCATGAGCTGTTGTCTCGTAATACTCAGCTCCAAGCTCCGAAGCATACAACTCTGTCAGCTTTCCGGCGGTCTGATTTACTCCGGTCAGCAGGGAAGTTCTGATTGCCGTATCCAGCTTTGAGATATACCCACTGTCATACATGACCGATGTTCCTTTGACTGCTGCATCCCGGATAGCTTGTCTGATTGCCTCCTGGTACGAAAAAGCACCGGACGTAACCTTCATATAGGCTGCGTTCAGTGCCTGTATATACTCCTGCTGTGTGGCTATTGCCGTTGTCAGCGTGAGATTTCCTATCTCTCCCCTGCACTTCTCTGCGGCGGCCTCCATAGTTCTCTGCATCGCTCCAGAAAGAACAATATCAGATGTTTTCAGCTTTCCAGCTTGCAGTAGCGGCTTTGCATCCTGCAACATTCCGGTCAGGCCTGCATCCTGGAATAATCGCAATATTTCTGTATCGGATTTCCCTGTCAGAACACCAGCTTCCCGGATTACATCATTCATCAATGCTCCGGACTGCTTCGCCTGTTTCAACTGCCACTCGGCTGTCGGTGTGATTCTTCCAGTCTTCGCTATCCTTCGTGCCACATCTCGGATGATCTGCTCATTCAGTACATCGCACATTCCCAGATAGCCGGAAGAAAAGCTATTCAAATATTTCGGTGTCAGCACTGCTCACACCTCCTATTCTTCTGTAGGGAATCTGGCTACCGGCTCCGGCATCATGCTCTTTGCCTCTTCCTCCGAGCATCCAAAATACCACGCAAGAAACGCTTCTGTTTTCAACTTTCCGGCAACCACCATGGACCACCTACGCTGATACTCAGCTTCTGTGTCTTCCAGAACTCCATCGCCCCAGTTGCAGTTCAGCTCCGTTTCTCCGTCCGGAACCATATCATAAAGCAATGCCAGAACCCTCATGGCGTATATGATTTTCTCAAATCCCTTATGCCATGCGTCCTGCATCGCCGTTACCGTATGGTATGATCTCTGCTTTGATACCCGGATTTCGTATGCCGTTTTCTCAATGTCCGTTGGTTCAGACAGCGTACCGTAGGCAAGGCCAACCAAGAACTCTATTTTCATTAGCAGCTTATTCAGTCCCTGGAACAACGCTTCGTGGCGAATCTGCGGTGCATACTCTTTCAGCAGCCCCTTGTTAGTTCCATCCGCATTGTCGAAATCAAATGTCTTGAACATCCTTTCCTGTCCTGCCGGAAGAACCGGCTTTCCATGTTTATCTGTCTGGAACAACTCAGAATCGCCCAGGATAGCAGCTTCTGTGGCTTTATACTCCCACAATACACGCCCATACTGAATGTCAGCTTGTTCTATTATCTCTGTAGCTCTGGAGAACACTGATACCCCCAATGGCGAATCCGTATCGATATTGTTTGCCTTTGGTACTTTGATGTACGCAAAAAGTGGCTTGTCGATGTTACCGATAATTACCGGCTCTTCCGACAGGCCCGCCCATTCATCCACCTCAGACAGTGGTACTTCTTTCCGGAATCTATCCCTCACAGCATAGGTCCCATCATCGTTGTACTGGTAAATCTCCTCAGATTTGAACGCCTTGTTGATGATCGTATAGGTCATTCCCGTAAGCTCATGGTATTCAAGCCGGGTATACAGGTAATCTCCTATCTTCTTTCCTTCCACGAACACCGCCGCCGTTATCTCTCCCTTGTTATTGAACGCACAGGGGAAGAAATCCACCGCTTTCACAAAATCCAGCTCGATTGCCGTTGGCTTTCCGTTTTCGTCTATGTTCGTCACGAACGGCTTCACTGCAATAGCCCCACCTGCGCAGTACATCTCAACAAATTTGTTCAAGTCCGTAAGCTGGTCTTTCAACTGTTCATTGATGAAAGCAGCCATCGGACTGCCAGTTACCTCCATGCTGAACTCCGTTAGTATCAGCCTGGCAAATTCCTCCGAGATCGCTGCCGGCAGATTCAGAGGAATCACATTGTCTTTTCCACCTCTCCAGGGCGGTTCATTCTTGTACATGTTGTGCCACAGCTCTATGGCATTCTGCATTACTCCGGATTCGCATATATCAACGCCCAGGGCTTTTTCCACACTGTTATTCGGCACCAATCTTCTCAACACCTTTCTCAATATATTTGCAATTCTCAATCAGTTCACCCCGTCTTCTTAATGAATTTCTTTATCCTCTTCTCGAAGCTGTACTCCATAGCATCCAGAGAGTCAATATCACTGGTTCCATCATCCAGACGCTCCAGTTCCATTTTCTTCGGATTCCAAACCGCCATGCTGATAGCTTCGAGAACACTTTCACAATCTGGCGTAAAGAACACACGCCCAGTTGCTGAGAGCGTGGTCATTGTGAAGATACGGTCTGTAATCTTGCACTTGGCAGCATTCGTGACATTGATATTTCCCAGTTCCGCCTCAATCATAGCTTTCTGCAAACCTCGTTTCAGCACCAGTTCCGCAGAATCGCAGTACACATTCGTAATGAATCCGTACCGGTCCAATATCTTCTCAACGAATTTCATAAACATCCGGTTCAAATCATCGGGGTCTGTTCCGTCTGCATCGTGCCATTCAGAGGACAGCACATACAGCTTCTCATATCCCTGGGTAATTCCAGACGCAACAAAAGCGTGGCCGGAGCCGTTACCTCCGAAGTCCACGCCTATATTCAGCTCTATGAACTCTCCACGTTTCGCCATGTCAATCGTCTCTTCCAACGGCACAATGTACTCATCGTCCTCCGCCGCTATGGAAGTTGCCAGCTTAACGTATATCAGACCTTCTGCAATACTTCTCTTACCTTCAATATCTCGGATGTACCAGATGCTGTCTTTGTCATACTGGCTGACAATCTCAGCTATTCTCTGCTTCGGGATGTTGATATTCTCGAAGATATTGAAATGCTCGTAATTGTAACCACCCAGAAGCTCTCCCTTGGCCGCTTTCTCAGCGTATTTGTCGATGTAATCAACGTATATCGCCGCCTTAGGATGGTCTGGGTTCAAGTCCCAGAAGATTTTTCTGTTCTTGGCTGCCAGTTGTCGGTTGAATGCCTCTTTGATGGTGTTGTCATGATGCAGGTTGATCTCGGTTGCAATCCACATACCGTATGAGTTACCTCGGATTTTCTTGTAACTATCGGACGCCGCACCTCCGGCAAAGATTACAATCTTGTCTTTGTACCCCGTATCCGGGCCATTTATCAGCAGGCAGTCATTCCCTTTGTACTGAGTCCACCTGCACTGCCCACGAAATATATACTCAAGACCGAACCCATTAGCATCTCCAATGTTCAGCTTAGCATTCGCCATAGTCGAACCAGTCGCCAGGTGGATTCTATCCTTCGTCGTTTTTAATTCGTGAGCAAATGCGAAAACATTATCTACCGTCTTACCGGAACGAACAGCACCTTCCAGGATATTGTAGGTACTGTTCACGCAATTTTTGATATACCGCTTGTGCTTGTCGCTGAAATTGAACCCTATACGCTTACGCCTGTTGACCTTGACATACGGGTTGGATAAGCCCTTATTCTTCGCCGCCATAAATGTCGGCTTCGATACCCTCCATGTCTTCTATCTCGTAAAGACCAATTTCCTGCTTATCTCTCCAGATGTCCGGCCTACGATTCTTCAACCAGAAACAGCACGCTCCTACGTCCGGTATGATGTCCTCTTCGGTCTCAACCGTCTCTATCTTCGCAGGCTTGGTATTACCGTCTTTGTCCATCTCAATAATTTTCCGGGTTACTTTTGTTTTCTTCTTACTTCCTTTTGCTCGCTTATACAGACTCAGTTCGACTTCTGCATCTGCATACTCTTTTCCGGCGGCCAGAGCCTCTGCAAACTCCGGGTAATCCTTTTTCCAACGGTTGATTGTTCTCGGAGATACCTCGAATGCGTCAGCTAAATCCTCATCCGTACCGCCTCTCATGCACAATACCTTGGCAATTTTTACGAATCTCTCATCATACTTCTGCTTTGCCGCCATTCAACCACCTACTTCCCTGCCAGGTAGTCAGCCGCCCAGTATTCAATCATCTGCCATTTGTTCTTACTGGTAATCGTGCCGTCCTTCTCTGCTTTTTTCAGAGCTTTTTTGATTACTTCTGCCGATTCTACCGGAATGGCAGCACTGCCAAATACTTTCGCAAGGTACGTCCAATCCATGTCTGGGTCAAAACCGGCATCGTCCATTTTCTCATTTGCAGCATCAATCATGGAATGGACTGCCGCCCCTACGTTCCGGATGTCCGTAAACTGCTGGTACTTATCCAGTGTCTCCACGAACTTCTCACACTGCTCATAGGCAGCAACACCGATAATCTCAGCACAACTACCGTTCAGATTCTTCATCAGTGCATCCAAGTCTCTAATCTGGTTCGGAAGAAACGCAAACGCAATGGTCTTGAAATCAAACTGAACCGCCGGAGTATTCAGCTTATCAAACTGCTCCAACGGTTCTTCCAGAATTTCTTTCCCTATATAGCTCTCCATCATATCATCGACGTTATCCATCAGCTTCACAATTTCTCTCAGCGTACTCTCATCATCAAACCCAGAGATTGCATTGTGAGCCAACTGCTTAGAAGCCACCTTGCTTCGGGTCAGCCCGCTCTTATCCAGGATAACGATAATCTCTTTCAGTCCAGCCTCTCTTGCACTCTTTACTCTGTGATGCCCTGAAATAATCTCCAGCTTCTCTCCCATCAGTGCAATCAGAGGTAAACTCTCCAACTGCCCTCTGTTTTTGATGTTCGCTGTGAGCTGGTCCTGCATCTCATTTTTCATTATCCTGGCATTGATGTCCTGCTCCTTAAGCTCTGCTAACTGCACCTTCGCAATGTACAGCTCCGTACCCATGTCATAAATTATTTCATATTTTGCTTTCTGCTCTTCTGCCACTGTCTTTCCCTCCTTAACCATTCTTCCAATGTTTCCTGCTCTGTTCGGTCAGTCAGCTCCGCTTCGTATGTCAGCTTGAAACCGTTGTTCTTATCCTTCTGCCGGTTTACCAGCTTCATAATACCCCGGACTTCTTTGTTCTCCGGATACTTCGTCAGCATGGCGGTCCGGACTTTCGTTACCTTCTCACGTTCCAGATCGTCCAGGAGCGTTTCTGTGAAGCAATGATTCTGTGCCAACATATACAGTAGTCTACCGAGCCGATACGTGGTGTGTGGGACCTTCATAACGTACCAGATGAAGAGTGATGTGGCTTGCATCTTTGAAATCCCAAATACGCCCGATACCATCCCGTCAATCAGAACAGCTCTATTGAACGTAGCCGATGAACCAACAAAATTATGCGTCCATAGCTGTCTGTAATACTGTGCCTCTGCTGCCTTAATGGAGATGATCTGTACCTTGCTTTTCTCCGTTATCTCGTAATCTCTCGGCAACATACTACAGGCAATCGGTGTCAGCTTACTTTCGGAAGGTCTTTTGATTTTTCTTCCCTCTGCCAGTGCCGCCGCTTCTTCTCCTCTGTTCGAGGTAATGTAGCTGTTCAAATCTGCTCTCGTACCGGCTCTTGCAAATATCGGCTCTCCTACAGCCTCTCCGGTTCTTTTTTCCTGGTAGCAAACAACCAGCGCATTCGCATTCATGCACCGGTCAAACAACTCAACGTGTCCTGTTTCCGGGTCGAACAGCTTATACTCTGGTTCCTTCCAGGTCATTTTCCCCTGGGTGTCATAGAACTTCTCATAGCCGGAGAAGTAGGTCGGCGGATTGGCAATAACCAGCGTGTGGGGATCGTCAAGCACCTCGTCCAGATGGTCCCACATATCCAACGGTCGGTACGTCATACCGTACATTTCCTTCTTGATGTTCTCTAAACTCTGCCGGATATGCTCAATGTGTTCCTCTCTTCTGTCTCTCAAATCTTTCAGCAGATTAAAGAAATACTCGTTACCGGCTGTCTTCGATGTTCTCAGATACATCTGAGCATACAGAGCAACCGCCGGGTCCAACAGCTCCTCATCAGAAAAGCCTTGGGCGTGTATCTCCAGTTCATCAAGCGGCTTGCCTGTAATGGCGTACCCCATAACCGAACTCATCATAGACACATCGCTTGTCTCAATCTGTTCCGGCTTATACCCGTTCTGGATTGCCAAGTTGCTCATGGCGAATGTTCCGGCACATGGCTCTACGAACCTCGTATACCCGTTCTTCGCAGCATTCTTTATCAGGTTTACCAAGTATCTCTGCTCCACCGTACCCAAGCATCCTAAGAACATCTCTCCTGGGTCTCTGAAAAATGCCATTGCTTATCAACTCTCCCTTCTCTCGTTGCATTAAAAAAGGCACCGTACCCTTTCGGATGCGATGCCGTTGTTTTTGGACCGGAGCCCTGCGATGAACAGGGCCTCAACTATGGAATAGTTGCGTGCTGCCTACACCAGCTCCGGATATTATATTAAAGCGCCCATACCAAAGAGACTCATTTGCTGGTAGCCATCATCCGGCTTCGTCTGCACTTCGGGCTTCTTACTTGCTGTCGCCACTTTCTTTCCCTTCGGGGGATTTGGGTCTGGAAGTTCTTCTATAATCTCTCCGGTGTTCTCCACCCACCACTCAGCAAAAACAGTTCTGTGACACCAATCTTCCGGGATTCTTACATCCTCGTAGCACAGAAGAGCCAAATCCTTTCCCTGGGCCGCTGCGTCACGTTCCATCTTCATAACCATGCCGATGATTCTGTCCTTGCCTATGCCGTTCAGCTTCTCGTAATAGGCTTTCTTGAAATCTTCCAGGTCCATTCTCAGCATATAACCTTTCGGTGCCAGTGAGTAACACTGGTTCTCCAGTCTGTACGCCAGTTTGAATTTCGGCGTCCCGATGCTGATTCCTACGCAATAATATTTGCCATCTGCAAGCTCTTTGTTGCTATATCTGCTCGTATAAATTCCCATTGTCTGTCTGCTCCTTTTCCCTTGAAAAACCGTTGTTTTCCATACTTTAATTATACCAGATCACCTACCTAAGTACAGGGAATACAAGCTGTTTACCGTTTTTTAAGAATCCCTTCCTCCGGCTTTACGGTCCGGAGACCGCTCAGCCATCAGAGAAGGAAAAGTCGATTCACAGTGCTCCATTTTTATGGTGTGACATATGGGCTTTTGGCACTTACTACATTACCACAGGTATTTTACCCTCGTCAATTCCATATTTTCTACTGTTTTTGAACCCAGTTTTCTCACACACCCAACAGGTACACAGCTATGATCTTGCAGGCGTTCCCGATGTCCTTATAGACAGTCTTCTCACTCACGCATTCCTCACTTGCAATCTGAGCAACCGTCTTTTCTTCCTCCGCTATGTAGTATTCGTACACTTCCCTGTAACACCGCATAGCTTCTGGTTTTTTCGATGTTTCGCACTCCTCCCGGTACGTCTCAATCGCACGCTCTATCCGGTTGATGTAATACATATTCTCCGCCCTACGTTTTTCTTCTTTCTCTACTACGCTTTCCTGGCTGTTGATATGTGCTGAACCCATCAAATCTCTTAGGAACGCCCACCGTTTTTCTACTTTCTCGCCTTCCGTAAATTCTTCCTTTTCCGGGATTTCCCTTTTCAGTCTACGGTAGTCTGATAACAATTTCTTGGTTCTTTTTACCTTATCAGCGTTACTCTGCTCACGTTTTTCGGTCTTTTTTCGCTCTTCTCTGCACATTTTGACCGCTTCTCTCGCAGATATTTCCGCTATCTGTGTCAGCTCTCTCCCTGTTACCTGGTAGATTCTGTTTCCCTCCAGACTCTCCGTTTCCACAGGTACGATTGCTAACAGTTCCTGCTCACTCTGCCTTTCCATATACCGCCATACCTCCTTGACTTTTCTTGCTCTGCTCCATATAATGAATTTATCTATGAACATTTGAGGAGCTGCCATGGGGATATGGCGGCTTTTCTTTTTAACTTAAAATCTGTAATCCAAGTGCCACATAACCTTCCTGTAATCCGATAAAGTCTCTGAGAACATATCTTACTACCGCTCCGATTTCTCTTCCGCTGTATTTGATGTTATCCCATTCTTTCAGAATCAGTACGTCTCCCACCTGGAAGTTTCTGTCATTCTTCCGGATTTCAAACGGTTTATTGCCCTCTATCGTCTCCTGGAAGTATTTCGGGTATGTCTTCAACTCATGCGTCATGCTCTACCTCCGATACTTCTTGCATGAAGCGAAGTGTGAAATATATCCTGCTCCATCTCCACGCTCGCCTACCAGGATTCTTCCTGTCACTACTTCTCCGTCCGGCGTGACGATCTTCTCTTTCCCGGTGCTGTCCTTCTTGTAATTATGCAGTGCCATGTCTACCGGCATATTCTTTCCGGACTTCATCCGCACCCACAGGATTCTTCTGCCACACTGACGGCACGTTCCTTCGCTTGCCTTGTTGATCACAGCCGCACCTTCTTTCCCATTCCTGCCGTTCCGTATCTCAAAGCCTCATTCAGAACCGCAACCATCTCTGTAATGCTTACTGCTATTGCCTGGTTCCGGTTCCTGTCATTGATACTTACCATGCCGGTCTGCAAACTTGCCTTGATTCCGACATCCGCTACTTTCTGATGCAGGATTCTCTTCTCTTTCTGAAATGCTCCTGTTCCTTTGAACTTCGTGTATGTGCCCTTCGTCTCAGCGTACACTCCATCCAACGGTCCTTCCTTCGGGTCTGTAACATGCCCTATGATAAAATCACTCATATCATTCCTCCTTTGCTCTACTGCTGTGTCTCTACTTTCTCCTGCAAATACCCTTCCAGGGTCATTTGTCCTATCTGTTCCCAAGTTCTTGTAGAAATTCCGCATCTATTCAAAGCATCTTCGTATGCAACGCCATGGTTCTTTATCTTCAAGCACCCTTCGCACATCCTTCTGTGTTTATCGTTATCTGATGCCATGAGCCTCTGGAATCTGTTTGGCTCCGGCTCTAAGTGGCATCCGAATCCGCATACGATACATCCGGTTCTCTGTTCTCCTGTAAGAATCCAGTTCCCCTGCTCATCCTGCTTCGCTTCTCCATATACGCTGCATATAGGAATCTCATTCTCTGCAACATATCGTATGATTTCTCCTTTCGGCCAAAATCCTAAAGGCTGGCTTTTAATCGTGCGTCCATCATACACATTGCACCCTGTATGGTTGTATTGGTTTTCTCTACGAAAGCTCTCGTCCTGAGTTATTCCGATAAACGGCTGTCTGCCAGTTCTCTTAACATATTCTTTGAACGGCTGCTTCTTCATTACTTCGCAACAATATTCTGAAATATCTGCTGGCATTTTTTCAGTATTTATCGCCCATTGCCATTTCTTTGCCAGCATACCGAACTTTCCTCTCTCATCTCCGTTGAGCAGGTAATTTCTGTATCTATCGCTAAGTCTTCCATGCCGCAGCTTTCTTATTTTCCCTGCTGTGTCTTTGCTCGTAATTGGAAACCCTTTATTTTCACACACCCACTTAAAACTGTGTTTCGGATGAAGCGTTTCCTTCTCAATATCCAATTCCGGAAACTTTTCTCTCAGCCATTGCGTGTAAAATTCTACAAATTCTCTGATTTCCGGGTACTCCGTCCCTGTATCCACATATACCAGTGGGATTTTCCCGTCAAGTCCGTATTTCCTATATGCCTGGCACACAATATAAGCCAGAACCGTACTATCGAGGCCGCCGGAAAACGATACATAAACAGCTCCGTTCCAATATGTGTGCCATTCATACACTCGGTACATCGAGAAGTTGGGTTTCATTTCGTATGGCTGATACTTCATGCTTTTGAAACTGCTTTTCGGAAATTTCAATGTTTCTTCCAGCAAGTACGCCATTGTTCCTATTCTTCTCCTCTCATTTCCTTCTCAACCTCTGCTCCACACCGGCAACAGATATTCTGAATCGGCTCGCCCAGTTCTCCTCTGAAAATCTGGATGTTATCCATGGAGATCACCGCCGTGCACATCGGGTCATAATGCTCTGCCAGGAAATGCTTGATAGGTTCCGCCGCTACCTCGAACTCCTTCATCAGCTTTTCAGCTTTTTCCTTCTCTTCCTCTTCCGGATGCAGAAGTCTCTCATAATCCGTCCAGCGTTCATCAATGTATCTTCTCTCCAACAGTTTTCTCTTTCCATCTTCCTCGATAACAACCTGGGTTCCTTCCACCGCCAGGATTCTTACCGGCTCGTCCATGTACTTTTCTCTATCAAAAATCGGTACAGGAACCATGAAATCTAAGTGAAACGCACGTTCCATTTCCCATGGCATTACCTCACGCACCTTATCTGTTCTGATTGCCATTCTTCCTACCAAATCTCTTAAATTCATTTACTCTTCCTCCTCTGGTTCATCATATCCATACTCATCATCTTCGGTGTCGGTTTCGTCTTCCTCAAAACCACTTGTAATCTCTGTACCGTCCCCTGCACCGTCTAAATCGGTTTCATCAGTAAATTGTGTATCTTCCGGGTTATTGCCCGTAGAATCGTCATATACGTTCTCATCTGCATCCTCGTATTCTTCCACCGGGCCAGGAAGTGCATGTTCATCTGCTACCTCTCCCGGAAGTTCCGGGTGTTCGATATACTCCGGACCAATATCCGGCTCGATTCCTGCCGGTCCCGGCTCCGTCACATCTCTGTAGTCTGCATCGAAAATGCTTCTCTGTGTAGTATCAGCAACCGGTCTCATCTCGTACTCCCCGGTCTCCTCATTCAAGAACAGCTCCATCTCAGTGTCCAAATTGCCCTTTTTCATATCCTCAACCTTCATCTGGCTTGTTACCTTGTGACTGAACTTCGGCTTCGCAATCTCTCTGCTCTCTCCAGGAATGTTCGGATTGTAGTTCGGCACGTACTCTCTCTCGAGCGACACATCAAGTTTCAGCGTCAGCGTTCCCTCCTGGCATTCCTTTTCCTGCATATTACCGAGCAGTCGCTGTAAGACAAAATTCATATCTCTCTTCATGTCATTAAAGGTATCGCCATCAAAATTCAATTCCTTCACAAAATCACTCATTCTACTTACCCGCCTTTCCGAACTGGATATTATGTTCTTTCATGTACTCCTGCAAATCCTTCAACTGCTGGAGCGTGCCAATCGCATAGAAGGTTGCCTTATATTTCTTTTCCTCCGGAAGAGCTTCTTTTTCAGCCGGCTTTTCTGCCGGTTCCTCACTCTGTACATCCGCCGTCTTATCCGGAACCGGTGCGTTGTAGCCAGATTCCGAAGCTCTTTCCTCCTGGGCCTGCTGTTCTGCCAGTGCCTTTTCTCTCTCCGCACGTTCCGCAGCATTTTTTTCTGCCTCCTGGCGTCTACGTTCCTCCGCTTCTTTGGCTCTGGCTTCTGCTTCGGCTCTCCGGCGTTCCTCTTCCTCGGCTTTTCTCTTACGGTCTGCCTCCATCTGCTCTTCAAACTTAATCAGACGAGCGTTCTCAGCCATAGCCTGGGACATATCAAGCGTTCTCACGTATACGTCCTTCGCATTCAGCTTATACTTGCTATCCAGTGCGTCAATGGCCGCCAGGTCACTCTTTACTCTCTGAATCTTTTCCTGGATTTCGGTTGCTGCCTTACTTTCCTTGAAGCTCACATTCAGATACTGTGCCTCAAACACTCGCTCAAAAGGAAGTACCTCTGCCAGTTCTCCGATTGCCTCAGTATATACACCCTGCAATCTGGCTTTCTTCTCCTCTTTTACGCTGTTCTCATATTCCTTTACCTGTCCGTCAATGATGCTGATCTGCTCCTTGATGAGTACCGTTACATCCTTCAAGTCGCTCTCAAACGCCTCATACGGTTCCATGCACTTTTTCTTAACGAGCTTTCTTCTGTCCTCAATCTCATTGAGCAGTTTTCTAAGTGCGGCTCTGTCATTCTTCGCATCCGATACCGTATCTTCCGTATACACCAGGCCCTGGTATGCTTCCACGATACTTCTGACGTTCGCCTCCAGCTCCGCTTTGTTCCAGTCAATCTTCTGCAAGAATCCGTCTTCTGTTGGATTCACAAGCCTTATTTCCATTTTTTCATCCACTGTGAATTTCCTCCTATTCTTCCTTCGACAAATTTATAATCGTCACTTCTACTCTCGGATTTTCTGAGTAGAACTTCCGGCACTGGCAGTCAACAATCTGTGTATCATCGTAATATGCCAGGTTGTTGAGGCTGTCAGCGATAATCTTTACTACGTTATCCATATCTGGTTTCTTAGTCGGGCGTATCTCTCCAGCCAGCATCGCAGCTCTTTTTTTCTTTGATGCCGATTTCGGAATCCGGTAGTACGCCTTAATCCGCATATCCAGCATCGCTTCTTTCGGAAAGCTCTCTGTTCCGTAGGCTGTCTGCCATTCCAGCTTTACCAGATTTTCATAGGACACCGTATCTTTCGGGGTTATGGCATGGCCGGTCTTCGTATTGAATCTCGGTCTGCCCTTTCCTTTCGGTTCCCCGTATACCGTAAACTTTGCTTTTTCCATATCTGCCTCCTACTGACTTCCCAGGTTGCTTTCTTCAAGCATGGCCTGGATGCAGTACCAGCTACTCTTCTTTCCTTCTCTCGCAACCTTGATATGCCGGGTTGTATAACCGTTCATTACCAGGATTCCTGCAATAGTCCGCCTGTCCTCCGCACTGAAAATTCTTAGTGTGGCGTCCGGCTTAAACTGCTCATCCGCTGTCTGCATACCGAACAACTTTGCCGGGTGGACTTCCAGGACCTCTGCAATCTTGATGAGAGAGGATGCCGGGATGTCTACTCTGCCTTTTTCATAATCCGCTACCGCCGACTGGCTCTTACCGATTGCTTTTCCCAGTTCCTCCATCGTCATATCCTTTTCTGTCCTGCAACTCCGGATATTCGCTCCGATTTCTGCCATATCCATATGTCACTTCACCTCCATGTCACATCTTCCCCTGTAAGTTCCGCATGACCTGTTGGAACTTCGCCCTCGTTTCCTCAGACATTCCAGGTTCTGGATCTGTTTTTTCTTCCTCCTGTTTCTTAGCTTCGAGCACAGGCTGCTCTTTCTTTTCCAACTCCAACGCATTGTCTCTCATGCTGGCAATCAGCAACCGAATAGATTCCGGTAGCTTTTTCTCCTCGCTGATTCTCTGCACTGTTGTCCTGTAATTCCGGATAAAATGAGACTGCTCTACCGTCTCAACCCTTTCAGAATCCATCAACGCCCACTCTTTCAGATTTGCCGCACTTCCTACGGCTCTCTGGCAAGCCTCCGGCAGTTTCTCAAATTCTTCCACTGAATGATACCCGGAATTTCTGACCGCCTTTCTTACCAAAGACCATGCCTCCAACTCACTCATGCTGCTATCCACGCTCTCAACAATCTGCGTTGCCTTTTCTCTGATGTCTGCTATCGTTGGTGGAAATTTCTCTGTCAGCATATACTTTTGGATTGCTACGTTGGCCTGCTGATACGGAATATCTTTCAGCAACTCAAACCATACATTGAAAGCATCCTGGTCCGGGATGAATGTCGGCTGTGCATATACGGCTTTCATTCCCTTAACAAGCGTTTTGAACTCCTCTCTTGTCATTACCAGTTATCTACCTCACTCACTCTGTTCTGAATCCGGTCCCCGGCTGTTCTCTGCGGAATCTGCGTCATTTTATCCCAGATAATGCCTTTCCAGTTATTTGACATACACTCCTCAATCAAATCACACACCCGGCCTTCTCCAAATTCTGCCACTTTCTTCTCTACCTGCCGGAGAAGGGATTTCATGCCCTGCTCTTTGTAGCCTTCCTTGCGTTCAATCTTGTATGTACACCATTCACGCATCTTTTCTCTAATTTCGCCGCCAAGTGCATAATCTGAAACCAGACGCTCATAGCGCTGCATCGTGTCTTCCTTCTTTACGGTTGCCCTTTTCGGCTTCGGCGGCTTTTCTGCTG